TCTCCTGAGCGGCGCGGTGGGGCTCGGCCAGGCCGCCTACGGTGTTGGCAACCTGGCAACGGGCGGCCTGTTGGACCGTGTCACCGGTGGGTTCTCACAGAACTTTCCCGAAACTCAGCAGATCCTCCAGAGCTGGCAGTCGGCGCCGACTCAACGCGCTGCGCAGAATGTCCAATCGGCCTTCGACAACGAGGGCATCGGCGCAGGGCTTAAGGCCGCAGTGACCAGCCCCGCTTTCCTCCAACAAGCCGTGGTAGGAACACTCCCGTCGCTGATTCCAGCGGCAGGCGCTGCTCGTCTGGCCGCTGGTGCAGCCGGGGAGTACGCGATCGCCCAAGGCCTCGGCGGCGCAGCTGCCAGGGAAGCAGCGGCTACTGCCGCCGAACGCGCTGTACTTACCGCCACCGGTGCGCAGGTGGGCGGCCAAACAAACGTCGATGCTATAAACGCCATTCGACAGGCTGGCGGGAGCGAGACGCAGCAGCAGCTTGGTGGCCTTGGAGCGGGCCTGCTGGCCGGTGCTGCCGGTGCTGCCGTGGGCAAGCTGACAGGCGCAGCCTCTCTCGAAGGCGCAGCAGCGAACCTGTTGCCTGGTGGCGTACGCACGGCCGCTACTGCCCCTGGCGTGGCCTCTGGTGTGCTCGGCGGGGCCCTGCGCGAGGGCACAGAGGAAGCCGCGCAATCGGCGACTCAGCAGATGGCGCAGAACGTGGTGACTCCAGGGAAAGACCTCTTTGACGGCGTCGGCCAACAAGCTGCAGTCGGCGGGCTGCTTGGCGGGCTCTTGGGTGGAGGCCTCGGTGGCGCTATTTCCATGTCCACCCCGCGCTCCAGCGAGGCGACGCCGCTGGGCCAACAGATCCGCTCGATGTTGGGGATGGCCAACACCGAGCTGTCAACGCCGTTAACACCCAACGCATTGTCGGAAGGCTTGGCCTCGCCAACGATGGACGTCCAGGACGTCGAAGAAATCGACATTGGCGCCACACCGCTGCCACAGGCCACTCCAGATTTGCCGGTCGAACAGATCGACATTGGCGCTACGCCCGTACCACTGCGGTCGCTGTACGACATAACCGGCCGCACGCCAACGTTCGGCCGCCGACTTCCAGCGCTGCCGCAGGTCGAAGAGGTCGCTCCAGCGCCACGTCCTGGCCTGCTGGGTATCCTCGACGCCCAGCGCGGCCGTGGCCAACTCGGTGGGAGCGACCTGGTCGCGGGACCTCTGGCATGGGAAGGCGCTTTCCCTGAGCCGCAAATCGCTGCGCCTACGCCGGTAGACGCACCAAACCCCACTGCGTCGCAAGCGACCATCGACTTCAACGCCCCGGTGCCCACCTGGAAGCAGCAGTTGGCAAAAGAGTTGGGCCTGAAGCCGGCCAGTTTCCGTGGCAAAGTGTGGGACCAGTTTGCTGCAGCAGCAGAACAGGCCGGCGTGAAGCCGGGGGATGCTGAGCACGAAGCGTTCCTGCAGCGGATCGCCCCAGAGCTGGCCGCCGACCCAGCGTCGGCGCCGTTGTTCGCCGCGCGCTTGGCCGAGAAGTACAACCCAGCTCCTGCTGTGGATCAGGTAGTTCAGCCGCTGCCTGCTCCACAGCAGGAGCTGGGGGTAGGTGAAAACAACGAGGGAGACACGGTCACCAGCACTGGCGTTACGCCAGAAGATCGAGGCGCGCCAACCAATAGCTTGTCGCGCACAGCTAGCTGGGTTATCCGCGACAAGGCCAACGGCGCCGTGGTAATGGAAACCTTTGATAAGGCGAAAGTCGACGCGCTGAACACAGGCCGCTACGAGGCGGTGCCGATCCAGCAATACCTGGGCAGTTTGAACGAGGGAGTAAAACAGGCGGAGCAGGAAGTTCAGGCCGCCGTAGAGGAAGAGCAAGGCGCGGCTATCGTGGCGCAGGCCCTGCTACCCCACCAGGCCACTCAGCCCGCTACTCCTGGCGCACCTGGCTTCGGCCAGCCGCAGCCCCTCAACGTGGAACAGCGGATCCGCGCCAACCAGAGCTTCGATCCGACCATCACTCCGCAACAAGCGGCGGCCGACGCGTTCTCGGATTTCCTGATGGAAGCCCCGAATCCTTCGGCTTTGGACGAGACCTTCATCGGACTTAAGCAACGCCCAGAGTGGGCTACGCTGACCGCTGCGCAGCAGAACGAGATCATCAACGACTTCGAACTGCGCTACGCCAAGATGGAAGAAAGCGCCTCGGGCAAGTTCGACCGCGGCCAAGGTCGCCCTTCTGGTCCTGCTATCCCTACCGGCGAGTTCCAGCAACTCGTTGCCGCGGCCAACCGGAACAAGACAGCCCGCGACGCCTCCGTGGTGCCAGTGGAGTCGGTAGCGGACTTCCAAGCCATGACGGGCCAGGCCGCCCCAGACGACGCCCGGGGCGTGTTTAACGCCGGAACGGTGTACCTGATCCGTGAGAACCTGAGTTCGGCCGAGGACCTGGCCAGCACTCTGGCGCACGAGCGCGGCCACCACGGTCTCGACGCCCTTCTGGGCGACCGGCTGCCAGCGGTCGTCAACCGCCTGTGGACGAACCCAGCCACTCGCAAGCGTATCAAGGCCAAGATGAACAGCCTGGTGGGTAACATCGACCCAGAGAACGGGAGCCTCCGCCGGCTCGCCGCCGAAGAGGTCCTGGCTGATATGTTCGCCGCCGGCGAGAAGGTCAATGGCGACATCATAACCAAGGCACGAAACGCCATCGAGCAGTCGTTCGCCACCCTCCTCGGCGTTGGCAAACTGCGCATGAGCAACAACGACGTCGACGCCATCCTGCGGGACGTCAGCGCCACGCTGACAGGCAACAGCCCAGTGGTAACCACTGCGGGCAACCCGACCTACCGCGAGCTGCCAGACGTCATGGCCGATCCCAACCCCTGGACTGCAGGGGATGCCCGTTTCTCCCGGGCCATCGCTGACCTGAACGAAGTGGCCATGGCCGCCGAAGCCGAGCAGGACGGCACTCGCCGGAACATCAACAACATCGCTGTAGAGATCGGCAAGGCCGGCCTGGACAAAGTCAAAGGGTTCGGTACCGCCACTGCGGTGGACAAGGCCAGTTCGTTGCTGCTGGACGCCATCCCGCTGAACCAGTTGGCCAACCTGTACGACAAGACCGTGGAAGGTCGGCTGGCACCGTACGCACGCCTCAAGCGGGGCAAAGAATCAGCATTCAACAAGACCATCACCCAGGAGCGCGAGCTGAAGTACCGCGACCAGGACGTGAAGACCTCGCCGATCAAGTTGGCCAAGGAGTGGGAGTCGTTCAACCTGCGGCAACCGGCGAAGAAAGAAGCCCTGAACCAGATGCAGCAGACCGCCACTCTGTACCGTGTATGGCCTGATCGCCCGATGTCCGAGCAGTCGGCAGTGGATTACAACGAGGCCGGGTTCACCCAGGCGGAGCGCGAGCAAGCGCACGCCGATGTATCGCGGTTGTGGAAGGCCGTCGGGCCGGAAGGGCAGTCGATCTTCAAACAGTCCCAGGCACTGTACTCGGACATGTGGAACGGGCGCTTCGAAGCGCTCCGCAACCAGTTGGCACGAACCCATAACCCAGGTGGGTTGAGCCAAGAAGACTATGCCAAGTCGGATGCTTTCAAGCAGGCCTTCGGCAACACCATCGACACCGCCCTGAACAAGATGCGCAATGGTCCGTACTCGCCCCTGCAGCGGTACGGCGAGTACTTCGTGACCGTGCGGGACAAGGACGGGAAGATCGCCTGGTTCTCTGGTCACGACACCATTGAACAGGCGGCCAAGGTGGAGCGGGAACTGCGCGCTGGGGAGTTCAGCGGGGCGGACTACCGCATCGCTCGAACCCTGCGCAACGAACATAACTGGTCGCTCGACGGCATCAACCAGAATGTTATCAAGACCTTGGAGTCGTCGGTCGACGGCGTGGTGGCGTTGGACAACCCAGCGCTGCGCAACGAGATTCGCCAGGCCCTGGTGGAAGCCTACTTGCAGTCGCTCCCACAGGGGTCGTTCCTCCAGCATGCCAACACTCGGAAGAACACCAAGGGCGCCACCACTGATGCGTTCCGGGCCTTCAGCGACTACTCGATCAAGTCCAGCCGCAGCACCGCCAGCCTCAACTTCGACGACCGCATCAGTAACTCGTTGACAGACTTGGAAACGTTCGTGACGGAGAAGGCACAGGAGGGAAAAACCGACGGGGGTACCCTGACCAAGATGGGGCGCGTCCTCAACGCCGTGAAGGGACAGCACGTAGCTTCCATGAGCTTCGAGCGTTCGCCGGTGGCCGACATGCTCAGCGCCGGTGGGTTCCTGTGGTTCATGTCTTCGCCTTCGCAGTTGTTCATCAACTCGATGCAGATCCCCATGGTGACGATCCCGCGCCTGGCCGGTACCTACGGGAATACCGCGTCGCTCAAAGCCATGCGCTCGACCCTCGCCCAATTCGCCAAGAGCCGTGGGGACTTGCGGGGCGAGAACTCCCCCCTCGGCCAGGACACTACAGAGCGCCGCGTTCTCGACGCTTTGTACAACCGTGGTGTTCTGGATTTCACCTTGTCCCACGATATGACTGGCCTGGCCAACGGCGAAGCTTCGGCTATGTCCGGCCACTGGCGCAAGGTGATGGAGGCCGCTGGGTTCTTCATGCACAAGTCGGAAGTGTTCAACCGCCAGGTGACAGCCCTGGCAGCCGCCAAACTGGAAGCCGAAAAGCGGGGCCTTTCCAACCGGGGCTTGACCGACGAGCAGATCGACTCCCTGGCCGATGCCGCCGAAGAGGCCGCACTGACCAC